AGCAGCAAGAGGAAAACATGGGCCACATTACTGCAACCGACTAAGCAATGTTAAAAGCAAAACAATCGTTGCCCCGCTCGATGCAACCAATACCGCTTCTAGCCTCTTAACCCTGTTAAACAGTTCGCGGAATTGTATGGTTGTCTCGACTTTTAAGGCCACCACATCACGCTCTAATGCTGCCACGCGATCCTCCATCAGCTAGGGGCCACCGGAAAGGTTACGTCAGGGAAACCCTCTGCCGCTGGCAAGTCACGCAGTGCCTGACGGTACGTGCGCCACTCGTCTGTAATGCGGTCAGCCAAAGCCATGCTGTCAGACGCCGCTAGTAATTCGTCACGCCGCGCTCTTACAGTATTCTCTAAAAACGGGAAGATTTCAGTATAGCCTTCGGGAATGTAATCATCGCCAATTACTATTCGATCTGTATCGCTTCCGTCTAACGCTACAATTGCTGCTATTCTTGCTACCATTAGAAAAACTCCACGAATGTTACAGTGCCACTTAAACCGCCATATGCTCCATTATTCTGTCCAACGTCATGCCCGTTATATCTTATTCCAGCAATTCCTCCTACGGTTCTTCCTTCAGCAATTATAAAAGTCCCACCGTTCCAGTTCATGATTGTTTGTGCGCCGCCGCCACCGGAGAAAGAACCTGCTTGGTATGTTTCTGAAGTTACGCCTGAAACAACATAAGAACCCGAATCCTTGGCTGTAGCGGCAGCTCCATTATAACCAGCGCTAGTCGAACCAGATTGATTATCAGCACCATGATTTCCACCTGTTCCGCCGCTTGTTCCGCCGTGAGAAGCAGCAGCAGACCCTCCACTGTTGACACCAGCATTACCACCAACCCCAGCGCGAGTTCCTGCACCACCGCCGCCTCCAGGTCTTTGATAGAGTGTTGAAGCGTTACGACTCGCGCCATTTCCTCCAGCGGCAGAAAAATCACCACCCGTTCCAGCAGCCCCTCCCGCTTTACCAGTACCATTTGATGAAGTATATCTTGCAGCAAAATGCGCCGAAGGTGGGCAAGTTATACCCGCCGCCGTAGTGTTAGTTCCCGCGCTTCCATTAACATCGCCAAACGTACCAATTGAAACAACGTAACTACTTGCTGGACTGCTAATAAATTTCTCAGCGTAACCTGACCCTCCGGCACCCCCAGATTGCATGCTGTTGTCCGTAGATGTTGGCGAATTTGCACCGCAACTACTTCCACTAACACAAACCAATAGTGCAGTTGTCATACTCTTTGGCGTAAATGTTTGTGATGTTGTTATTGTTGTAGCCTCGGCCAAAGTAGAACCAACAGTATTTGAAATTGTTTGCCAATTACTAGAGCCATCGTTTATAATTATAATATCCGATCCAGCAGAAACGCGCAGTCGAATAGCAGTCGCAAGGCCATTTAGAGTTTCAGAACCATGCGGTTTAAGGTATATATTATTTGTACCGCCATTTTTTATTATATAATATACACTCTGGTCTACAGCAGGAAGTGTAATTAAACGCTCGCCAGTAACGTAGATTTGATAACCAGATTGTCCAGCAGTGAGAGTAACATTACTCGTTACAGCTAGATAACCACCAGCAAACGGTGTACCCGATGAACCCCAAGTTGCTGTACCAGCACTTGCGTAAACCAACGCTTGACCTGATGCACCACCAGCGGGAATGTTATTGCCGTGACTGTTAGTTGCTGCGTCTCTTGCTCTAGTCATTATATTGACCCTTCTGTTACTAGAATACTTGTGGCAGACAACGCCACGCCAACTTTATTATTTGAGCCGCTGACTAAAGTTGAAGAGTCCGATGGTAGCCCGTAATCAAAGCCACTAATTAACCCCGACTGACTTGTGTTAATACCACCTGTTACGGTTACTTTTCCTGTTGCGCCATTAGCAATATCTTCTTTTGCAAACCCTGCGAATTTAGGGGAAACCGTTTTAATGCTAATACATTCACCTTGTGTATCAGTAGCCACAATAGATTGATTGTTATCATCGTATACCGTCTGTGGTGATCCTACGGTTGACGTATCAAATACTCTATCCCTATAAACCTTTGTTCCGCTTACTTTAATAACCTCAAGGCTATTACTATAACCAATTACAATCGTATTATTTGTTGAATTATAGACTGCTGCCGGATTACCAAGGTTAGCTCCAAACTCAGTTGGGTCACTAGCAAAAGATATTGAAGTGCCACTTACTGTTCCAACAATCGCTTTTGTTAAACTTGAATTTCCGCTGTCAGAAAACACCAAAACTACTTTGTTGGTAGATAGGTCAAAGACAGGTCTAAGGTCTCCACTTTGACAATCATAACCAGTATCAACAGCCGAGCCAAACGAAACTGAGGAACCGCTAACTGTCCCAACTTTAGCATATAAAGTCGTATCGCCATTTACCACGTAGAAAACGACAACTCTATCAGCATTGCTGTCGTAACAAACTCCGTACCTGTGGGAATAAACATTTCCTGATGCGGTTGCACCACTAACGTCTACAAGCGACCCAAACGAAACAGAGGTTCCAGAAATGGTAAAGATACGCGCCCATACATAATAATTTCCAGCGTACCCCGCTTCTTGCCGTGCAATCATAATAACTTTATTGTCACCAGCACTTGATGCTGAAATGTATTTGTCCCCTCCGGTGCCAGCTTCTGTTACAACATCAGTTCCAAAACTCACTGAAGTGCCAGATATAGTTGCAACTCGCGCACGAATTCTTTGACCACTTTGCTGTTCATAAATAATTAAATGCTTGCCGCTGGCTGAATCATAAACAACCCTCTGACGATTTACGGGAGTGTCAGAATTGTTAATTGTAGTTGCAGTTCCAAAACTAAATGTCCCGCCCGAAACACCTCCAACAATAGCTACGTTTTCTCCACTACGATTACCTATCATCAAAAACTTATTCTGCGCCGTGTCGTATGATGTCGGAGAAAAATTCAGAGTACTGCCTGAATAGGTTGGTTTGTTAACAGACGATTTTATAACAACTGCCGTGCTAATAGTTCCGTTAGAATTAACTCCAACAGGTTGACCAGCGGTGATTGCACCCGTAGCCGTAAATGTTTGCTCACCGCCACCGCTTGCCTCTACCCACGCACCCGCATTACCAGCGGGATTAACCGTTAGAACCTGTCCCGCTGAACCTAAAGATGCGGGGATGTTTGTGTCTAGCTTAGTGCCGTCAGCCGCAACATCACGCCCATCTACTGTACCAGTAACAGATATGTTTCCAGTGACTGCAACATTGCCAGCAAACGTACCGCCTGTACTCGCAGGAACCGTGTCAGCCGCAGTAAACGATTTAAACGCCACAACTGCTAAATGGTCATTGAGTGCCGCACCACTAGCCAGAACAATAGACGTTCCGCTGGTCGCTGTATAATCACTGCCGTTATCCAGAACGATACCATTAAGCGTCACAATTAGATTGCCAGCCGCATAAGCAAGCGTTGCTGAGTTGTTGTCACTGCCAGAAAACGTAGTTTGTCCAGCCGTAGCCGTGTACTCATAGTCTAACAAACTTACAGCACCCGCAGAACTAGCGTTAATCCAACTGCCGCCGTCATAAACTTTCATGCCGTTGCTAGTAGAGTTAAAATAAAGCGCACCAGAAACTAACGCATTACCGTCATTGTCCACACTTGGTTCGCTGGACTTGCTGCCTAAATAGCGGTCATCGAATGTGTCAAATGATGCTGCCGCTGCCGCCGCTGAATTTGCCGCTGCACTCGCAGAGCCACTAGCCGCACTTGCGCTACTCGCAGCGTTTGTCGCATTGGTTGCCGCCGCTGACATTGTGGAAGCGACCCCAGCTACCGTTGCGATATCCGCAACCACACCAGAGGCCCCAAGGGTAGCCATGTTGGTTACGTTTGCAGACGTTCCAAGGGTTGCCATTGCAGCGACATTAGCAGTCGTGCCGAGCAAGTTTAGGTCTTCTACAATAGCAGAAGTACCAAGAGTATTCATATCGGCTACTGCGTCACTGGTCCCTAAGAGGCCAATCTCTGTGGATTTCCCAGCGACCGTGTTGACATTGGTTATGGCCCCAGCAACCGTATTGACGTTACTGACGGACCCCGCCACGGTGTTTAGGTTCGTGGTATTGAGGTTGTTTAGTTGCGTTTTGTCACTTGTAGATAACCAAGTGTTTTCTAGGTAATTCTTAGTAACAGCATCTTGGGCATTTGTGGGGTTTGTTACGTTCTTAATAGGTTTGCTTTGGGCTTCCCACTTACCATCGGTATCTAGGATAATCGACTGTGCCGCTGTGTCTGCGGCTTCCTGTGCGATAAAGAAAATCTGGTCAGCAGAGTTATCCAAATCGGCTTCCGAAAGAACGGACCCATCCTGAAAATCTACAACCCTAGTTGCCGAAGGTGTTGTACGGCTAATCCTTATGACCGCCCCGTTTGCAGGGTGGCTACCGAAGACAATGGATTGTGTGGTTGCAAAGCTCCAATGGGTAGTTAGGGTTTTCGTTACACCGTCTACAGTCACACCTATGTCTGTCTGGTTGAGATAAGGGAAACTGAAGGCTAGAGTCTGACTAGCAGACCCATTGGATGTTATTTCTACATATGAATTTGGCATGTTTGTTACCTATTAGTTTCCATTAAGCGCGTTCCCGCCCTGTTGTTGGCTTTCCTGTTGGTTACTTCGGAAGATAACTCAGGGTATTTCTCAAACACTTTTAGCTTTGCTGCCTTTCTGTAAGCAGATAGGACCTTGCTGATTACTTGTATTTCTCTGGTTTGAATTTGACCGTCATAGGCACTTTCTTCATTCCTTCGATACTGAGGGTCACGCATTACAGCCTCTAGTGTTTGCATGAGGTTACGCCCCGTTTTAGGGTCACGAATATTACCCATGAATTGATTAAAGTCAGAGTATTGTTCGCTGTTAAGAAGGACCTGTTGGATACGTCTTGGTGGTCCTTTAAATGGGTAATTCAAACGAACCAACTCAGACCCTACAAGCTCCGTAGTTTTATCGGGAACCATGGGAAAGCCTGAAGAGAAAGCATCTGGGTTATTGATGATTTCCCCAGTAAGCCAGTTGTACTTTGGGGGTAGGTTATCAATGTAGGACGGTAGGCGTCTTTGAATTTTATCTATAAATCCTACAGCTTCCGAAAGTTCTGGGTATTCTCCTGAAAGCCGTGAGAACCCTTCAGTGACTTGAAGAGGTGCTATGGGTACAAAAGACGCCCCCATGTTTTCGATGATATTGGTTACTTTTGCTAGTCCCCTTGGGTCATCTGTCTGTAGCCCTTCCAGAAGATTAGCTATACCTTGGAAATACGCTTTATCCTGTAGGGTCTTGGACATAGCAAAGATTAACGATATGGCTAATTCCCCAGCTTCAGGGAGTGTGTCTTCCCCATCCATCAAGTCACCAACAATGTCGTTTCGGTTTACTATTGTTAGGTGTTTGGTCATGTCGAAC